GCAGCTTTGATGTACTTACCGTACTTGTCGTGGAACTCGTCGAAGCACTCAATTGCGTCTGGATCAATTGGCAGATTGTACTGTGTTAGTGCCAACTTGATGCCCATTACTACCAGCTCAGTTTCGAAGTTGTCCATTGAGAATCGCAAGAAGTTGTTGGCCTTGTCGTCGAACTTCTTATCGTTCTTGTCACTGGCTTCTTTTAGCTCGTAACACAATGCAACAGTCAGCGAGTACATTGCGCTGATTTCTTTTGACTCCATATTCTTAACCTTGCCTTCAAGAATGTCAGCAGGGTTAGGCATGCTTGCAGCAACTCGACGGTGTGCCATAAACTTAACAGCCAGGCCTTCGCCGATTGAACCACTAACCAGGTCGGTAGTAGTAGCGTCGTCAATGTCGTCTTCGATCAGTTCTGACACAAACGTCCATGAACGCGGGGTAGCGAAAGAGCGGCTTGAGCTCTTAGGATCGAAGTCGTACAGGTCTTTCTTCGCGAAGGTCAAGTAACCGACAACGTCTTGGTGGATGCTGTTGTCAACAGCCCACTGGAACCAGTCGTCAAAGCTGACCTGCATTTCCAAGTGAACGAAACGGTTTGCCAACGGCGCCGGCATACGATAAGTTACACCCTTGTCGCTTTCGCGGTTACCAGCAGCAACAATCATCACGTTGTCTGGTAGCTTGTACTCGCCTACGCGGCGATTAAGAATAAGCTGATAAGCAGCCGCTTGCACCGCTGGTGCTGCGCTGTTCATCTCATCCAAGAACAGGATGATGTGTTCGTGTTGATCTGCCATTTCTTGGTCCGGCAGTTCGCTCGGCGCGCCCCACACCATCTTGCCCACGGTTGGGTCAAAGTAAGGAATACCTTTGATGTCGGTTGGGTCCCAAAGGCTTAGACGAATGTCAATTACCTTGGCTCGCATTTTGCCAGCAATCTGCTCAACAATTTCACTCTTGCCAATGCCCGGCGGCCCCCATAGGAAGATAGGACGCTGCTTCTTGATAGCATGAGTAATACTGCGTTTTGCACTGTTCGGGCTGACTGTACGTGCTTGAGTTTCTGTTGCCACTTTGTGTTACCTCTGTCTTGTTGGAATGCTTGTTAGTTTCGTCTACGTTTTATCTAACGTGTCTATATATAATAGCATCATTACAGATTCTGTCAACACTTTTTTTAGAAAATTAATCTTTTTGTGTAGGACGTTTCATCGCCTTGATATAACCATACTTGCGAACGTCACCTGAGAACAACGTGAGCTCGATTGCCTTCCGTTCGTTTAGCACAAGGATGGACTTTTTTGTTAGGTAGTAAGGACAGTCTATGAATTTGTCTAGATAAACAATGACTTGTGCGGTAATTGGCATTTCTTCAGGGTATGGAATTTCGTATGTCTTGAGATCCAGTTCTTGGACAACTTCTAGACCGCGGTCAGTAAGCCTCATTCCGCACTTGTCTTTGTTCCGAATGTTCATCCACCACGAGTGCATATACTGTTTAACTGTGCTCGGATCTGTGCTCTTACCGAGTTCGTTTAGGAAAACTCTAGTATAGGTTTCTTTCCAGTTCATTCTTTCGTAACCACTTCGCCGTCCGTGAGCTTGCGCACATCAAATTCAGTCGTGTTGAACATCTGGTTTAGTTTTTTAGCGAGGTTGTGTGCATGGCCTTCATTTGAGAAGCTGGTTTTCTTATACTTAGGGCCGGGAAAGTTAGTAAGTGCGTTAGAGCTTTTTAAATTAAAAGGCTGCCCTTGGTAAAAGACAGCCCATATTGCGTTTGCAGCTAGGACCTGTTCGCTTCTATAAGTCTTTTTGTCTATGTTTTCTAATAATATAGTGGGTGCTGGTCTGCTCATTTGCGTAATCCTTAGTTAACTACGCATATATTTATCTCTTTTGCACCGTTACCAGTTGTTGCCGCCGTCTAATCTTACTTCGATCTGTTCTTCACCTGAACTAGCGTTGTCTGTAATCAGCTTTTCAAGGTCGCCTTCGAGTCTGCTCATTACAATCCCTAGGGTAAATGCCAAGTTCTTGGCCTGTTCTACTGTAAGACGGACTTCGCGTTGCTTGCTAGCATCTGCTGTTTTTACCTGCTGTAGAAACTGCTGAATAGGAATTGTGTTTAGTGGTTCATTTTTCGGCACTTGACAGCTCCTGTCTCATAGTTACCGCATCTTTAAACGGGCCTTTGAAGTTGTAACGTTCGAGTGTGATTAGCTTTGGACAAAACGATTTAACCCAACCTTTGTCAAATCGGATGATATAGTACCCGGCGCAGTATAGACTACTGCTCTTTACGCTTTTAGTAAACAAAGGTAATCCTTGTTTTACATTAAGCATTGCATTGTAAGGAGTGGTTGACACAGGGTACCCATGCACAATCTTTTCAACTTCGATTCCGGCATCTTCGTTTCTTTCGAATACGGTCTTGCCCAACTTGCGTTCAAGCTGCTTTTTGTTGTCAAAGTACTTTACGCCGTTTTTGTCGCTGAACATAAATCGATCGTCGTCTACTCTTATTGTTCCGATGTTGTTGCCATCACGCTCGACGATCCAAAACTTGTCTTTAATAATTGGTTTTGCTTTTGTTATCATTAATCTACATACTCCTCGTCTTCTTCTTCATCTTCTATATAGAAGATATCACCATGTAGTCCACTGACTATTTGGTTATTCTTGCCTATTACTACGTAGTGTCCGGGCATGTTGTGGATTTCAGATAAGATCGTACAAATCTTGTACTTCTCGCGCCCGTTAAACCCCAACATTGCTAGGTAGTTCTTCTGGTACTGTGCTTCAAAGTCTTCAACGTTGAGGATCACTGACACAGCAATGCCCTTGCTAGCAGCATCGACTAGTTCTTGTTGGGTCTCAAATGCTAGTAGCTTCATTGTGTGTACCTTGCGTTGAGTGGTTCTGCGTACTGCTGTGCCTGATCTGCAATTCTCTGCATATCCCACTTGGCACAGAACTTCATTAGTCGTAGTCCGACCTGACTTACGGTTTTTGTTTCGATGTTATTTACCGTCTCGTCGATAATTGCACGAATGTCTGCAGGCTGTGCACTCAGGTCGCACAATGTGACGTTACGATTGTAGTCGTCTACTACACGATGTTCTTTGCCTTCGTGATCAGTCCAGCGTTGCAGCATCATATTATTCCAGTTGAAGCCTTTGTTGTTCTTATCGTCAAACGCCTCTGCTAGACCAACCTTGTTTTTAGTGCCTTTCTTGCGCACGCCTGGGTATGCAGAGAATACGTTATCGCTTGTGTCACCGCGCATACACTTTTCAAACAGTTGCCATTCAGGATGCGGAGCAGGCTTTGGAGCCTGTGTCTTCTTTTCGATAACTTCCTTGCCTTTGTCGTCAAAGTAGCCGTCGATAGTGATGGTCATATTAGCAACACCGTTGTATTGCTTGACGTTAGGTGCAATAAGCTGAGCAAAATCGCCGTCTGTTGAGATAATAATGTGATTGTCGTCCGGATGATTTTGAATAAAGCCAGCGATCAGGTCGTCGGCCTCTAACTGCGGGTCGCGTAATACGGTACAGTTGGTCTTTTCTTTGATGAAGTTAGTAAATTCTTCGTAGATTTCCCAAAACGCTTGGTCTTCCTCTTGCTCGCGCTCGGTCATTGCCGCTTTTACTTCTTTGCGATTGCGTTTGTAGGGTGCGTAGAAGTCTTTGCGCCAGCTACGGCCTTCTAGGTTGAAGACAACATGGTCTGCATTAAAGTCAGTCCATGCCTTCTTGATAGAGTTAAGGGTGATGTGCAAGGCCATGCCAACTTTTGTGTCAACATCGCCACGGACCACATGTCTAGCGCGGAAGAAAGTGTTGGCTGTGTCGACTAGTATGTAAGTTTTATTCATTGAAAGTCCTATTGATTTGTCAGGTTATACGTAATTATAGCATCTTTTGCTGCAAAGTCAAGAACTTTATACACTACTCCAGCGCATAAGCATTAGAGTGCGGTGCTTTTCTTCCTCGAAAACGATATAATCTTCGTCTATACGATATCCTGTATCAAATGTTGCTATAAGCCATTTGACGATTTCAATCTGTCGAGCGTGTGTACAATCGTTACAGACAACAAGATACTTAGTGCCTGTAGAAAGCTCAACATCTTCGGCTACAAGTTTATTGTTCAGCAACGGTATCCAGTCATCGTATGATTCTACGGTCCATGTTGCTTTTAGCTTACGGGTTGGGGTGTTAACTGTTGTCTTTTTTATTTTCATTAGTCTTGCATATTGTCAAGTTCATCTTTCTTCATCCACGGAAACGTTTCTGTAAACAACTCCGGGCGCGTTAGTGCGAACCACCACAGTCGAATGTGATTGATTCTATTACTTGAGTCAGCAGGTGCATTTTTTGTCCTCGCAAATTGAACCAAGGTAATTAGGCCAATTGCTGTTGCAAATATTCCTGCTATTACTAGTAATGCAATTAATACCTTTACTAAAAACAAAATTATCGCTGTCATGATACCTCCGAACGGCTGTTGCCCAGTGATTCGACGTTGATATAGCCTGCTGCTCTGCTCTGCGGATCAACACCTTCTTCTGAAAGCATTTGGCTCACAATATCACGGAACCAACGGTCTACTACTTCTTCTTCAGGGTCGGCTTCCTCGCCGTATCCTGCTTGTTTTAATGATACAATAAACTCGTTGTTCCAGTCAAGCTCAAAAAACCCGTTACGGATATTATCTTCGTTAACGTGGGTTTCGATAACATCTACCCAAGGCTCGCCTTTCTTTGTTGCTCGGTCCTTGGGCGACATTTTAGCAAGCTCGCGGTCTTCTTTAACACGGGCTGCTTCTGCTGCTTCTTTAGCTTCTAGCTCGGCAACTTCCTTGCGTTTCTTTGCTGCTGCTTTTTCATACTCTAGGTGTTCTTTTCTAGCTAGCTCAAGACGAGCCTCTTCTTCTGCTCTTGCTCGTTCGATTTTCTCTATGCCTGTGATCTTTTTCCAAATTCCCATAATAGCTCCTTAATGTGCGTATTTATGTGCCCCA